CATGGGAACTTTTAGGGCAGCCTCAGACTCGCTGTAATACAGCTTTTTATAGTCAGACTGTCCGCCATAAATAATATGAGGAGTGTCACTCGCCACTTTCTTCACCTCCTTTCGGTGTTACTTGGTCTGCGTTTGACCGGCCAGGGCCAAAAGGTCGTCGGCCGTGTCGTCGGTTAATTTCACGATCCGTAACGTGTCGTTGGCCACGGATCCTTCGGGCTCACGTTGGGTAAACCCGCTGCCCAGAACCGATGTGGTTACGCCAATATTATCGATCCAATCGGTAATCTCAGCATCAATCGCCGCTGAAAATGCTTTGGTATCCAACACGCCTTCATTGACAAATTTGTCGTGGGAGACCATCGCCTTTGCCTTGTGGTAAGCACGCTCCGGAAGATCGCTGGCTGCCAGTTTGTTGTCCCATGTACGATCGGCGGTCGACTTCAACTCGCGCTCGGTACGGATGGTTTCCCGCTTCTCCAAGCTTTTAACGCTATCAGCCATTCCGGAATTTTCGTCCTTCAACTGCTGATTACGAGCCTCCAGGGTTTTCCGTTCATTGGCAAACTTCACTTCGAGCGTTTCCGTAGCCGAAGCTGCGGCCGCATCGCTGATCTGTTGCACCAAATCCGGGTACTTCACTTTGAGTTCGTCCAGATTCATTTCTTGATCACCTCCTGTCTGTTGGTTGTTGGTTGTATCTGCGAACGGTGCGCTTCCGCGCCCGATGTCGCCTGTAATTAGGTCTTGTGCCGCTGAAACAGCGTCGTTAAACGTGCCGATTGAATCGACCAAACCGGCGTCGACCGCTTGCTGTCCAATAAAAATGCGACCATCGGCCATGTTTTTGTCGACCTTGGCCGATGTTTCCCCGCGGTTTCTGGCAACTGCATCGACGAACATGGAATAAAAATAATCGAGTTCGTCTTGGAATGTCTTTTTGGCAAGATCGGAAAGTGGTTCTGCACTGTTACCCAGCGCCTTGTATTTCCCGGCATGGAGGATGGTTACTTTGATACCTTCCTTTTTTTCCATCTCGGAGTAATCAACATGCTGCATTACAACGCCGATGCTTCCGACCATCGAAGATTTGTCGACGATCACCTTGTCCGCCGCAGACCCAAGGTAATAGGCCGCCGAGGCCATCATGCCGTTGGAAAAGGCGACTATCGGTTTCTGACCACGGGCAGCATAAATCTTTTCTGACAAGGCGTCTAAGCCAGATACGGTCCCACCGGGGCTGTCGATGTCCAACAGGATGGCGTCGATGTCGGGGTCATTAAGTGCTTCCGTAAGCTGGGCATCAATACCGGACACCGATGTCCCGCCGAACAGAAACGACCAGAACGATGCGCGTTTGGTGATGGGGCCCGTAATCGATATTACCGCGGTTGCCCCTGTAGTTGGCAGCGCTGGGCCTGCGCCTATGTCAGCAAAAATGGCTTTGCATTTATCAAGGTCATCGCTGGACAAACTTTCGACGCGGGCCAGCATACTTTCAAACTGCGTCGGGACGATTGCCCACGGTGTGCCTTTTGCAAATTCTTGAAAATCCATCGATATTTCCTTTTGGCCGGGGCCAAACAAAAAAGGCCGCAGTGGGGCCCGAAATGAATAAACATTCCGGATAGAGGCGCCCCTACTGCGACCTTCTTTGTTTCGCTTTATTATTCGTCAGTTACCGAGTTGGCCAACCCGATTACTGAACCCCAGGTTATTGGCTATTCTTTGTCCTTCACTTTTTCTTTAGGCTCTTTTTTGCCCGGTTCCGCTTCGACACTCTCTTGGAGGCTTTCAGCGTCCAGGTTGTAAACCAGACCCGGATACTTGTCCTTCTCGGTAGCAAATCGTAATCGGTGCCGGCCGTACCCGCCAAAGCCCATTCGCTCAGATACCGCTGCGTGAGAGACGCCCAACGTTTCTGTGATGGGCCCATGCTTCACACCCAACAACCCACCGGCCCTATCGGCATAATCGATGGTCTCGCTGGTCGGGAAGGTGATGTCTATAAGCTGCTCGGCCCGGCGCGGGATGTCTTTGAAAATTGGTTCCGGGTCTTCATCGTCACTTATCCGCTGTTTAAACCCAATCGCTTCACGACTCATGAAGGTGTCAGGGAACTCACTGATGGTAGACTTCAAATAGAATATCGACGTCCAAAAATCCCAAAGCAACCAACGCTTGAAATATACGATCTCGTCAGAAACACGATCGCTCATCGGCCCGCGGGATGCTTTCGCCGAAGCGAAGGTGGACGTCCTCAGCGACCCCAGGGAGATGTCGTCGGTTTCATTAAGGCCGGAGGTTATCATCTGCTGGATATCGGTGTCCTGATCTCTCAAGGGCGTCAGTTGCGGGTTTTTACACTCAACGTCAATCCCCGGGGGCAGCACCAAAGTACCGCCTGGAGTTTTCTTGGCCATCACGCCGGTCTTGGCCCGGTCGGTTTCGCTAAGGGATAGCCACGTTTTGAATGCACGCGCATCGGTAAACTTGAACACCCACATGTATGAGCCGGATGATTTTTTGTGGTCTATTTCGAATTGTTTCAAATTGTTATAATGATTCAGCCAAACAAGGGTCGTCCGTAAATACGCTACGGCTCTACGGGTGATAAGCCCCTTATTCCAACTAACGATGAACCGGCTATACCCCTTGAAAGGCCGATACGCATGCTTCAGGCTCCTGGCCCCCTGCTGAAGGCTCCGGTCGTACCGTTCATTCTTGGCCGCCACGCGGACTAGCTCCGGATACCTGGCAATGTTCACCGATGGGATTTGCTCTTCTTTGTAACCGTCCCGCTTGATGCAATAGAACAGCGGCATGACTGTTTTGGACGGATGAAAGAGGATCCCGGTACCATCGTCGCCACCTTCAATCAAGCTCGGATCAAGAAAGTCTATCTCCACAAAGCCATCTGGGTGGGGCGTCAGGATCAGGTGCAACTCACCCTCAAGGCTCGCCCGGCCCACATACTTGGGCCAGTAATCATAGAGCCTATTGCGCCAATCCAGCTCAACCTCTTCGATCGCCTGCTGGATGTCGAAGTTTTCAGAAGTGGTTTCGAAACCATAGCCGGCCAACCGGCCCATGGTTCCGCGTACTGCGGTATTTACTTGGGGGTTTTGGTGGAATTTATTCCAACACTCCGCATGGATGTTTTCTCGGGAGAAGGAATCGTCTTCTTTTCTGACGGCGGATTCGGGACCGAACCCGTCTGGATCGCGGTAATTATTGTCGCCACTATCGTACTGCCATGGCACTGACATCTTGAAAGCAATGTCTGAAAATTCATCATCAGACATGTCAAGCAGCGCTTGTCTGGCAGTCTCTGTATCGATTGCGGTCACCAATTGGCCTCATGGCAATGTGTTATATTGTCGCCATTGGTGCACATAACTTTTGGAAAAGTCAAGCTAATTCAACATATAGCCAAGCCTTTTGGATATAATTCGGGGGATTATTGGCTTTTTCGCACTGACTTTGACATCTCTTTAACCTCATCCAAACACCCCATATATTTTTCAACCCATAAGGGGATAGGTTGAAAACCACGCTCCCATCTTGATATTTGGGATTGATTAACGCATAATAGCTCAGAAATTTCTTTTTGAGTTTTTTTACAAGATATACGGCGGGCTTTGAATTTAAAAGGCTCCATAATCTCCTAAAAAAGAAAGGGGACAAGGATCGCCTTCCTTGCCCCCTTATTAAGTTGTTGGCCATTCCATTCTTTCATTGAACAAGATGACTCTCGCTAAAATTCCTTGCTCTACCACTGAGCTACCGGGACATAAGTTGTTTGTGGCGTCCCGGGGGGGATTCGGACCCCCGCAAAGGATAAAATTCGGTCAACGTGCCAACTACTAAATTAAAGAATTTGCCTAACGCTGTAGGATCAAAACGATAACGCTGAATGACTTAGGCTGAAGCTTAAGCTAATCTTGATCCACTTTTAACCATTGATAAAATCAAAAAGCTCTGATCCAATGGTGGTTTTTACGACGTTGGTTGTGTTCGCTCGTTGGCGTGCCTTCTTAACGGCCTGGGTTAGTTTGTCAATACGCCCAAGCAAAGATGATTTTTCGGCAACGGAAATCATTCCACACCAGGTGTCCGTAACAATACGAGCGACCTTAACATCTTCGGTATAAACTTCTACCTGTTCCGGGTGCTTGTCTGTAGCCTCGGCTTTTACGTGATTTTTAAAGGCCTTTTTGGTTCTGAACTTTTCCTCAGGGTGGGCACGACGATATACATTCGGTCCCATGGATTCGTCCTTGTCCCATTTGATTCCAGGCTGTAGGGTTGGCGCGACTTCGTAGGCACTACGAATAGCTTTAAGTTTGGATTCAAGCCCAAGCAAAAAGGTTGCGGGTAAATCTTTGGCGATAACGACGCCGTCAACAACGATATCCGCTGTGGCATCTTGATTTGTGCGTTCTTTTTGCAAAACGGCGTCAAGGTATCGGACGATGTGATCGGAAGTGTACGCAAGCTTGGAAGACACCGTATCGTCTATTTCTTTGTGCGTGTCCGCCTCACCAGGTGCTTGGTCATCAAATAACTCCGCCCTCTGGTGCTGACCAAAATAACGATCAGGATGTTTCGTAAAGTTAGAAATGGTTTCCTTGAGAATCTTTTTGTAAGTTCCTTCAAGGTCCCCTTCTACCGCCAATAATTCATGAAGCTTACCCATAAGTTTTATCCTTTTAATTTGATTGACTTGCCCTAAGCATATATGCGCAGCGCATATATGTCAAGAACTATTTTATACCTTGTGTTAGAAAAACATAAAGCTTCATGGCTGACTCTTGAGCATCTGGTGGGTCGGGCCCACTGTTTGGTTCGGATGTTTTTTCTCAATCTCATCACATAACCATAAAATTAATGACCTATGATAAACATCCATTATATTTTTCTTAGCAGCGAGCCTTGCCTCTTCAACCGAATATGGTATCCCATTATGCATTTAATCATCCCCCTCCGCATCCTCTGGTTGTTTTTCCCCGTCGCTCATCGGTAATCCTCGTCGTCCTCAATTGCCGACACAACCTTAAGCGGTAGCGCAGCATAAGCGTCTTGCACCCGGCACAGGTTGTAGAACCATAATCAAATCCACAATCACAGCAAACTGCTGCGTTATTAACCCAATCTGGTCCACTGCCATAGTCGTCTTGCTGGATGCGTTCTTCGCGACCCCAAACCATTGCTTTTTTTTCAGGGCCGTTGTCTGCCTCAAGCTCCTTGACCCGGATAATAAGCAAAAAGATTTCATCAATAAGCTCGCTCTTGGACTTCTTCATCAAAGCCCTGCGCTGGATGAGTCCTCTTCTAACTTCGATAATCGCCATGTTATTATAACTCCTTTTTTATAACTTCAATGTCATCCATGACTGACCCGCATTCATCCAAAATCTCTTGATCAACGTCGGCGAGGCAGTCCCACTGCGGCAACCTGTTAAGCCCCGTTATTTGCCACTGCCAACCATCGCCTGTCTTCTTGCGGTACGCTTCGCGCTCAACCATTGTGTCCACATCCGGGATTACCCCTAAGCTGGGGCCCACAGTATTGCGGAGCGACCAAAACTTTATTTTTACCGTTTTTCTGAACTTCGGTAATTTCATAGGTCATCCTCCCTTTTGCGGAGGATGAATACACCCGCCGTCGCCGTTCCAGAACATACATTCATCCCGGGCGTCTGAGTTACACTGGCATATTCCTCCGGCTGTACGAACGGGGGCATACTTGTACAAAACGTCGTGCCTGACATAGGCCACCTCGTTGTCGGCGTCCATGGGCTGGTTGGCTGTCCAAACGACGTCCTTGGTGTTCATGCGGTCCGGTGTTAGCCAAATCACTTCTGGCGTTTGTTTCATCATTCCAAATCCTCCTCTCCCCTCTATGGCGATCTTCTTTCTAAAATATCATCGATGGAAACAGCGCCAATGTCGGTCGCGGCATAAACCGGTCCGCCTGTTTCGGTCCAGAAATATCCGATTACACCAATTACTAAAATGTCATCTTTGTAAAAACGGACCCAATCGCCTTTTTGGTATTCGTTGTGATTATTTTTTAGTTCCCTCATTTCAAAGCCTCCTCTCCATCAAAGTATTGCGGCATCGAATCTATCCGATGCTCATTCAATTCGTGCGCATGTTCTTCCGACATGAACTCCAACCTATCCTGGCTGTATTTCTTCCCGTCCTCGTCGATCTCATACACGTACACGACCCGTTCCTTGATCGGCCCTTTGTTGACCGACACATACCTGGACTGAGTTATAACAAGCAGATCGTCTTTCATGTAATGCTTCGCAATATGTTTGGCCATCTCCGCAAACGCAACACAGTTGAAATAATTATAGCCATATTGGTTTCGAGTCCTGAGTTCCATGTTCCTGATGCTGAACCTGCAGTAATACATCCCAGTTTTCCCCCGCTGCAATTCCGGGTCCCTGGTCTTGCTGTACTTTATCGGCCAAATATGGCCGGTCACCGATAGGTTGTTGTGCTCGCTGAAGGTCTCTGGCATTTCAGTCGCTCCCGCTTTTCTACATACCCCGAAAGATACTATTTACAATTTTGTATGCTTCGGCAAGCTGCCTTTTGCGTAGATCCGCTGCCGATTTTTGTTTTTCAATCTTCTTCAACTGACGCATCTTTACTGCTTCGGGTTCCCAGTACGCCTTTTTCCTGGCAGCGGCGATTTTCGCTTTTTTTGCTTTGGTTTTCTCTTCCGCTTCCCATTCGGCGTGTGCCGCTAACCCACGCTCTACATCGTTGTTGTCGCCACATCCCTTGCAGAGTGGGTAGTCGATCTGGTTTTGCAACGTCATAGCAACGCAGCAGTCTCCGCACACGGGTTCCCCGCACTGTTCGCAATGACCTTCCGCTTCGTTTTCTTCACAGTAGTGGCAAACCTCGTTGCTCATCACTCCCTCCATGCGCTCTCAAGTTACCCAATGACCGTCAACGACAAAAGTACGATCTCTTCTTTGCTGCGTGGCGTCTCCCTCCCTGCGTTCTTGAACTGCATTGTCCTAAAACGGCTCATCTTCAACCTGCCAAGTCGGGCAATCAGTGTGAACGCCTGAACCGTCCATAAACTTTGTAATCGGGGTTATCTCAACAGTATGCGTTTTTGGCATAGTCGGGAAATTACCAACCCACAGGCAAGCCCCTACACATCTACGGTAATCACCCATGCCAACCACCTTTGACCATTTCGGCTCAAACTTACAATTACAACAAGAGTTTTTCATCATGTCACCGCCTTTAAATTAACTGCGTTTTTGAATTGCGTTGTCATCGGTGATACTTCCCTTCGATAACTTTCGGAAAATTCTTAGGATGGATCAACCATTCGAGATCCGCCCTGAAATCTTTTATATTTCCCATAAGAAACGGAGACTCTCTTACAAAGTTGAAAAAACCTTCCCACCATTCCAGCTTCTGCCGCTTTTCATCTTCTAACCATCTGGATCGTAACAGCGCCTGACGATTTTTACCCCATGTCAAAATGCCGGGGAGTTCCGGAAGAAGTTTGTTGTACCTCGCCACAATCTCCTTGTGTGGGCAGGTTGCTTTTTTAGGTGGCTCAATGGGTGTCGTTGGATCGTCCAACGACGATACACCTTTAGGTGTATTACTTTCATTGTTCCATTGTTGTTTACTAGTAGCGGTTCGACTGCGGTTCGACTGCGGTTCGACTTGGGTCTCGACTCTGTAGTTTGACAACTCCTGGAATTTGCAATAACTGTGGATAGTTATCACCATTCCACGGTTCGACTGGAAGGTCGACGCCATTCCCTCTTTTTTTAGCCACCTGATGAACTTGTCAACTTGCCCGATTGTTGCCTTTGTAGCGGACATTATGTCTTGGTAGGTTACCAAATTACTTCCCTTTTTGAAAAGCTTGGTGTCTTTATGGTTGACCATACTAACGACATAAAACCACATTTTAAACCACTTGTCGGGTTTATAATAAAAAATCTCGCTCTCGACAGTTTGACGAGCCCAAATGGTGGCACCTCTCGCTATGCGATCACCCATATGTCTGGGCTTTTGCCGAGGGTGGCGTATATTCTTCAGCCTCTGGTCCAATGTGAAGGCACTGCGGCATCAAATCTAATTTCCACCGACTCCCCTTCGGCCCCTTGCGGTTCTTTAAAATGCGACATATCAAATCATATTTTTTCACCATTTCATCGCTACCAACAACAACCGTTTTTATTTCAACCTGCCATAAGCCTAAGACAAAATCAGCGCCTTCCTCAATTGCGCCTGAGCCACGAGCCATCGATAACGAAACTTCTGTTTCACCATCCCCACCTTGTCGACTGGTTTGGCTCAAAAGTATTACCGGTAGGTTAATCATTTTGGCTGTGTCTTTGGCACCTCTTGCGATCCGCGAAAGTATGTCATATTCATTCTGCCCGGGGCTATCTATCAGCCCCATATAATCAATCCCAACGACACCTATTTTTACGTTATGCTCCTGCTCAATTAGCTTTATATATGACGATACGTCCGATAATGAAACCTTAGTAGGAACGACAAAAAGGTTCTTTAACTCCTTCTTAAACCCAGCTTCCATAGGATCAATACTTTTAGTATCATTCTTAACGTAGTATTCTTCAATTTTACGCCCCAGATCACATTCTATCATCTGCATATAACGTTCGGTAACGCTAGGTATAGGCATCTCAATTGAAAAGAAAACCGCACCCCAAGAAGAGTTAGCAACGTAGTTTTTAAGCATGTTTTGAAGCATTGCCGTCTTGAACGAACCCGCCCTGGCGATGATGGTTAGGACTTCGCCTCCGGCCACCCCACGAATCTTTTTGTCGATCTCATGTATCCCTGTTATAAAACGATTCTGCTTTAAAGTAGACACATACTGGCGATAAGCATCAAGCATTTTTTCGGGTGTATAAACATTGTCCAGAGAAACCTTCCCTTGCTTTTTTTCAGGTTCATACTTGGCAACGGAATTTATTACATTACTTAGTTCCTGTATTGACAACGGCGGTGTATTGGAAGCGTTCCAGGTGTCCAGCAGCAGGCGCACATCGTGCACCGGCAACTTATTAACCCAATACCCTGCTATCTTTGTTGCGGTGGCGTTACGGGCACCCTGGGGGCACCCTGCCATCGCTTCCCTTAACCAATCACCGCTATTTCCATCCGACCCCAGCGAATGGATCCTTTGCTGCGTCGGGACTTCCGGAAGGATGTCTAAAAAGGAATCAAGGTCATAGGTGAAATCGTCTACCGAGACAGCCTTGCACTCTTTCGGGTATTTATGGTTGGTAGTCCCCGGTATCCTTAAAATCCGGGACGCATCAGCAGCGGCCCTATCTGCGCCTAAAGACTCGATAATCCGACGATTGACTTCTTCGACCTTCGCTATATCTTCATTCCCGGCCGGTTCATTAAGCCGCCAATACAGATGGACCCCACCGCCGCTATGCACTATCGACGATGGTTTGAAAGGGAACCGCTTTAATTTAGCCCAAAGAATGTTTCGCGGCGTGTCTTTGAAGTCTACATCACAGTAGACGCTTGGGATGTCAACAATGTTTGATTTCTCTCCACCCTTACCATCTCGGGTAGCAACTCCGAAATATAGATGATCCGCCTTATTTGTCCCGCAGAACTGTCCGATTCGATGGTACAACGTATCGGCAGGGGCAATATCTAAGAAGATACGCCGCCTGCTCGGCAATGACCGAAGCTCCACCTGGCCTTCACAAAACTGATAAAGTGTTTTGAAAAAGCTCTCGTTCATACGACACCGACATGATCACTCTTTTCGGCAGCCCGCTTTTTATTTTGCAGCTCCCTCTCAAGATCATGTTTGTTTTGGAGATAAATCGCGTTTAAGCAATCATCTATAAGCATTACATTTTCCGGTTCAAAAACGTCTTTGTGTGGTATCCATCCGTCGAAATAAACTCCACATCGGGTACATTGTTTCGTGAACATAATCGCTCCGTTTGAAGCTATCAGTTTCCGGACTTCAAGCTTCGGGTGTTGGCACTCAAAGCCATCAATTTGATTTTTGAGGCGTTCCAACCTTGAATCTGCAATACCTATAGACATAACACTCGCTCCTTATCCATTCCCTCTATTCGCGTGGGTACTTTTCGCGGTCCAGCTTCTCTTTCAGCGCCTCTGCCAAAAACTGCCTGAAGGTTTTGTCCTGATCGTGCGCCATGCCCTTGGCAGCTTTTTTCAACTCTTTTGAGATTTTAACGTTTAAAATTATGTCCATGGTTACCACTACCCCCTATTTTGCCTATTGTCAACCTATTTCCCGCGAATGATGGTCTGCCTTGTACGCCCGCATGGACTGCTCAAGACGTTCAAAACTTTCTACCACATCATCCATTTCACGTTTCAACAATTCTATATTTGGGGTTTTG